GTTAATGAAAAACAATTTAGGTCGGGCGGGGATATTCCTTTCAGCGGTGACGACATTAGAGAAGCTGCGGGGTATGAGCCGGGCGCGGAAGAAAACCCAGGCGGCGAGGAGCTAGGCGAAGAAGATGCCTAACGTCAAAGCGCAAATTGCACTTGCAAAAATGAGTGCCTTAGAACAAGTAAAAGCCAAAAGTCAGGAAAGGCTAAGATTGGCTATACTGGAGACGCAAAGCCTGCAAGCTCAAAATATCGAACCCTCCGCCGAGTTATTGGGCAGATTGAAGGAGTTACACGATAGGGTATTTGGTGATTCCAGCCTCTCAATTCCAAAACCTGCTGGGCCTATCTATGAGGCGGCGAATTCAAGGGGGCTAATTAGAGATTTCTTTTTTAGGGTTTTTGCGTAATGCCGAAGAAGACTAAAGCTGATCCTACAGGGCAAGCTGTAAACCGTAACAAAGGAACGCGTCGACTCACTGCAAGGTTAACCCGTGCGGAGTCCAGGGTTAAAGGTTTGGTTAGAGCTATTCCCCGCGTACGTAGGCGTATAGTTAAAATTCAGAACGCAGAGAAAACCGTTTTTTATGACTACGAACTAAGCGCTCAGGATCAAGAGCAGCTAGATAGATCGATTCGGTTTATCCTTAACGATGAGTTACTGGAGACTCAAACCGACATAAAACCGTTTCGGTGGTATTGGCAAGACAACATAGAGCCGACATATCGGCAAGGCACAGCCGAAGAAGTACGGGATTTTAATCAATTAATTGCCGGTGCAGTTGTCGCGGGCGCGTTAGTGCGAGGGTTGCCACCTCAAACCGTACCGTTTGAACGAATCATTTTTTCTGAATTTTATAGAACAGAATTAAATAAGGCTTATATTAGCAGCTTCACAAGTATAAAAACGCTGAGCAATACCACGGCATCACAGGTTATACAGCGGATCAATGCGGGCATATCGGCAGGATTAACCCCTACAAAGATTGGGGTGGATATCGCGGAACGTTTTGATGTTTCCAAAGCGAGCGCTAAGCGCATTGCGGAAACTGAGGTTAATAAAGCTTATAACGACGCAAAATTAAATGCCACCGGCGCCATGGCGGAAGAGACTGGGCTAAGATCGGCGGTGATCCATATTTCAGCGCTAACACCGACAACTCGTCGGCATCATGCGGCCAGGCACGGCAACGCCTACACGACCGAAGATCAGACCCAATGGTGGGATAGTGGGACGAATAGAATTAACTGCAAATGTACAACGCGCTCGATAATGCTTGACAGACGTGGTAACGTGGTGCAGTCAGAACTACAGGACGAAATTAAGGAAGAGAGGGTAGCTAATGCCTAAAAGAATATTAATGCAATGCCGGACTAAAGTTAATTCTGATTCGATTCGGCGTGAAACACTTGACGGAGTAGAGCACATTATTGTGAGTTCCGCAACTTTGCCCGATGATATCGTGATGAATGGCGGGCTATATCCTGCTGATGAAATCGCGATTAGTTTTGAAACTCTGGAAGGTACTTTGGCTCCAGTAGAGCACCCCGAAATTGACGGCAAGTTTTTATCCGCAAATGACGCCAGGGCCATTCATGGTTTTCACGCGGGAGCTTTTAATAAAAACGTTAAGCATGAAGGCGGGCGTGTCCATATTGATAAATTTATTAATGTGCAAGAAGCGTTAAAAACAGAACGCGGTAAACGTCTGCTAGACAGAGTTAATGAGCTTGAAACTAACGATAACCCCCGGCCCATTCATACATCCATTGGGGTGTTTTTAGATGTCGAAGAGTTGGACGAACCTAAAACCAATGCTGAGGGGCAAAAATATACGTGGATCGCACGGGACATGGTGTTCGACCATGATGCTATTCTTTTGGATAGTGTGGGCGCAGCGCAACCCCATCAAGGCGTTGGAATGGCTGTTAATCAAGCTGGTGACGAGTTCGAAGTTAGCCAATTTGAGCTGGACGCTAACCAAGACCAATCCGTTAGCGACCTACATCAGGCCGTAAACGATGCGTTAGAGCGTTCGGCTTTTAGCGTCAGCTTTATAGAAGAATTATTTCCGGATCACGTTATTTTTTGGTCAGGAGAAAACCTATTTGATGTTCCGTTTGTCGTTGATGAACAGGGCATCGCCACCGTAGTTGGCATTCCGTTACCTGTTGAGCGCAATGTCACATTTACCCCAAAAACCAACCGCCAAAAAGGTGACAAAATGAAGGAAATTATTATAAATGCGCTCAAGGCTGCGGGTATCAAGACAGAGGGATTGTCTGATGTCGAGTTGATGGACGCTCACGCTAAAATTAACGTTAACGAAGAAAAACTACCCGCTGAAGACGACGTGGCGACAGTTGTAGCCAATGCCGTGGCAGAAGCTATTAAGCCCTTAGGCGCTCAAGTCGAAGCGTTGCAGGCGTCACAAGCCGCCTCTGGAATTGCTGAAATTACCAGCCTTGCTGAAATTGTTGCTAATAGCGGCAAATATCCAGGAATGGATGTTGATAGCGCCAAATTGTTACCCGTCGATAAACTGAAAGAGCTAGCGGCTAATTGTTCGCCGTCGTTTGGCTTGTCACCCGTTATTAATTCCGGCGGCCAGGATGATCAATTTGCCGCGCCCGCTGATATGCCTGCCTAAAGGAGGTTAAAGAATGTCTACCATCGGTAAGAGATCGATTTATGTTGGCCCTGCGGACGGCTCGAATAACAAGCCCTTGAATGTCGAGGGGCTTTTGACTGTCTCCACCGCAAAACCCGGAACTATTTTGGAAGCCGTTCCGGGCGGCCTTCGGGTTAGCCAAAAAAATTCCACCGTTTTTTTCAGAGAATTAATTGTCGCGGATAAAGATCAACAAAGAGCAAAATCTGTTGATGATGTTTGGGTGCAAAACGAAACTATTGTCGGAATAAAGGCGCGATCTGGCGAGTTTTTAAATGTGCTTGTTGCCGCCGGCAATGACATAACTGAGCATGGGACACCCTTGTCAGTTAACGGTGCGGGGATTCTTCAGATATCAGATATCCCCGTGACAGTTGGGGCCACACTGGATTGGGCTATGTGTTATAGCGATGAAATCATAAATGTAACTGGCACCGATGCGCTTGTTCGCGTAAGGGTTGCTTAGAGGAGATTGAAAAAATGTCTATCATAGGAAAGCGGCTAATTTATATTGGTCCTGCGGACGGGTCTAATTGCAGGCCCTTGAATGTCGAGGGTATTATTATCACTGCTTCAGTCTTGCCGGGAACGGTGCTGGAAGGCAGCGGAACAAGTTTGGCAACCAACGTTAACCCCGCTACAACATTCGGACAGGAATTAATTGTTGCGGATAAAGATCAACAGAGGTCAAAATCTGTTGACACGGTTTGGACGCAAAACGAAAACATAGTTGCTATTAAAGCGCGTTCTGGGGAATTTATGAACGTACTTGTTGCTGATGGCAATGACATAACCGCACAAGGTGTTCCGCTATCCTTAAACGGCGCGGGTCTGCTTAAAATAGCCGTTGTTCCGGCAACCGTGGGGGCTACTAGTGAGCAAGTTCTTTGCTATAGCGACGAAATTATTAATGTATCCGGCGCTGACGCGCTTGTTCGAATTAGAGTGGCATAAGGGGAAATACCATGCTTTTACAAAAAGAAATAATCGGTAATAGTCGGGCGGGTCGGGATCAGTGGACTGAGGTTAGCTCCGCACGAAGCCTTGCCAACAACCACAATTACATGCTGGCTCGAAATGCTGGATTAGCGGTTAACGAGGGTTTAATTCCTCGTGACGTTTATCAAGAGTTCGACAACGTGACGGTTGAGCGTTTTCGCTCTGATGACGGCGACACATTTTTGAATGATTTACTGCCATTATCGCGGTCCATTAATATCGGTAAAACGGTTCATCGTTTTCGCCAAGTGTCTGATGCTGGCAATGCCCAGACGTCTATGACTGGGCAGGTCGGCGTTAAGATGGACCAGACAGAATACACGTACGACGGGTCTATCGTCCCTATTCACGATACCGGTTTCAGTCGAAATTGGCGTGAGTGGAACGCGATGACTTCCGAAGGGTTTGACGCTCTAATCGATGATCAGCGTGAGAGCGTTGCAACTTTGCGGCGTTTACTTGCTGATAATTTTTTAGACGGCCACAAGGATACGTCTGGAAATTTCATCAAGCTGGATGGCCTCGATTGGCAGGGTATGCGAGCCGATAGCCGTGTTGCTTCTATTAATGTCGGTGCGTCTGGAATCAATTTTGATTTTACAAGCAACGCAAATTCTGGCGACTTGATAAAAGCGGCATTTATTCAAATCCGAGATGTAATGTGGATCACAAATAAGTGCGAAAAAGAATTAACTTATTATGTAAGCCGAGAAATCGCGAGCAACTTTGAACGCAAATTTTCCACTCAATATGACGCTAAAATCATCATGCAGGAAATGGCGGATTTGATGGGCGTTGCTGCTATTAAAGTTAGCTCGAAATTGTCCGGCAATGAGTTGATGGGCTTCCCGCTCGACGCTAATTCTCTACGCCCGATGGTTGGAATGGGAATAAACACTGTTGCCATGCCTCGTCCTGTTTATAATTCTAATTATGAGTTTGTTGTTTGGGGAGCGATTGGGTATGAAGTCCGTACCGATTTTACTGGCAACACATGCGCGTTTTTCGCTCAGGATTTAGGATAAGGGGATAACCATGGCAGCACCTAAAAGACCGACCCATGTAGTAGAGCACAAGCGGCTATACCTAGCAGTTAAAGGCAAGTTATCGCACATTGAGAAAGGTACTCAATTAACGCTAACTGAAAAGCAGGCCGCCGGTCTAGGCCGTCGCGTTCGATCATTGAAAGATGATCCAATGCTTGATCTCGAAGCCGAAGCCGAAGCAAAAGCCAAAGCCAAAGATAATGCCAGCTAATCTGCTTAGTGTCACGCTGGCGACAGGTGAATGGACCGACCTTTACGCATCGACGTCAATACCCGTCGGTGCTAAATTAGGAGTCCATAACATCGGTTCGTCCGATGTTTACCTTTCATCAGCGATATTACAGCCAGCTAAAGATTCGGATATGTTTCAGGTGATACAGCCGAATAATTTACCGATGACTAATGGCACAGGAGACCAAGGAGCGTGGGCATTTAGCCCGAATCAACAAGCAAAATTGCAGGTCTGGCGAATACTATGACATGGAAGCCACTGATAGAAACAGTTACCGAAGATGAAGGGGTCATCATGTCGGCAGCGGCGTTTAGAGTTCGCTCTTTGGCTATGCTGGGTTCTATCGTGTGCGAGTTAAGATTATTAAATGCCCGTTATGAAGAAACAGAAGAGACTGGCATTGAGGAGACGGACGTATGAGCGGCGGA